GAAACTGCTATGAAGAACGGAAATTCGAAATTCAATGCAATTCTTGCTGTAGTACAACAGTAAGACGATTACTCATGCCCATAGGGGGTGCTGAGTAGTTACATTCTCATTTTCGTTGATTTTGTGTAAAAAAGTGTATCTTTGCACAATAATTTAATTTAAATCAACGCTTATGAATAAAGAAGACGAAGACAACCTATTAAAGTGGTTGAAAGACAAAGATGTCAGTGAGGTTATGGATTTGCTGATGAGACATGGTAATCGGTATAGCAGAAGGATTCTGAAATTTTTCAGATGGTTTTGTAAGTACGTTCCTATTACACTTATGTGCTTTCACGCATACGGCATTTATGAATTCTCTCAGCATCCTCGTGAAATGTTCATCCCTTATGCGGAGAATGCACCTTGCTATCTCTACATATATTTTATGGTGTACGTTCTGCCAATGGTTCTTATACTGGCGAGCAGATTTTTCTTTCTGTGCTGGCGGTATCGTATTCCCTTCTTTTATTTCTTCGGTGTGAATGCGTCTCACATCGTGGAATGGAGTTGGTATACAACTAAAGATATGGTAGATTCTTGTTTTACCCTAATGATATTAACAGCAATGTTTTATATATACGGATTTTTTGATATGTTTATTAATCGAACTAAGTTAGGACGTAAAATCTGTGCATAATATGGGAAAGATATTGAATTATAAGATACTCGGTACTGCTTTGAAGTCGCTGAGTGACGCTTGCTTTAAGGCAGACGAGCAACAGCGAAATGGTGAGAAAATCACCGCCTGCGGTATGAGTGATGATGACCTAGATAGATTGTGTGACATCATCCCCGATATGCTCAATCCGATGCTATCTACCGAGGAAGTCAAGGAGAAGCTTCACGTTTCTGATGCTACCCTTAACAGGATGGTGGCTAGGGGCGATTTGCCCCATGGCGAATGCAAGAAACGTGGGCACACCCGATATTGGAAGAAGTGGGATATACTGCACTTCATTAAGAGTAAGAGAAAATAATAGTTGAACATGTAAGTATTCCTTACAAGTTGAGTAAGAGAGGTAAGTGATTGCCTCTCTTTTTTATATGTTAGAATAAAGTTTTGCACTTTTTCGTGAAATCTATTTGATGATTAAATATTTTGTTGTATATTTGCAGCGTTATTATTTAATCATCAAATAGTTATAGTATGGCAGATAGAATTAAAGATATTGTTGTAGGCGTAGTTCTTGCACTCCTCGCCTATCTTAAACCGATTGAAGGCGAGTTGTCTTCGCTTATGATCGTCTTCACCCTCAACTTTATTTTCGGTTATCTTAGTGGCATGATTGCAAAAGGAGAGAACTTCGAGTTTAAGAAAGCAGTTGTGTGCATCGGTCACGCTACCGTGTTCTTCGTTCTTTGCGCAGCAGTATATGCAATCGGGCGATTCAAAGGACAGATGGAAGGCTCGGTCCAATGCGTTTCCTTTATCTCGTACCTAGTATTATGGTTCTACGGATGCAATATTCTTAAGAACTTGAAACAGATTTTCCGAAAGGGAACACCACCTTGGTATGTAGTGAGTTTCCTCTATTATCTCATGCGCTTCAAATTTATCGAGAAGATTCCATATTTGTCAGACTATCTAAATTACACGGAAAAGGAGGAAAAGATATGATGTTAGCGATTATTATGGTGGCAGCTATTATAGTAAGCATTATTGTATTTGGCTGCATTATTCAAAGAAATGATTATAGCTAGGAGGAGAAGTAAACATGGCTGAAATATGGAAACCAATAAAAGATTACGAAGGACTTTACGAAATAAGTAATCTCGGTCGTGTTAAATCGCTACCTAGAAATGGAACCATTAAAACTGAGAAAATTTTAATTCCAAACATGAGTGGTAGGTACGCAAGAATTGGATTGAGAAATAAAATAAAAATAAGATACTCTGTTCATAGATTGGTTGCAGAAGCATTTATCCCAAATCCAAATAATCTTCCGCAAGTAGACCACATAAATGGCGACAGATACGATAATAGGGTTGAAAATTTAAGATGGGTTACAGCTAAAGAAAATATAGGTAACCCTGTTACGTTTGCCAAATACAAACAAAAAATGTTAGAATATAGAGACAATGAAAGATGTAAAGCCGTGTCTCAATATTCCAAAGATGGGGTTTTGATAGCTGTATTCAAATCAACTCATGAAGCGGAACGTATAACAGGTATTCCTCATTCTAACATTTCGGCAGCGGCTTTAAATAAAGTAGTATCATGTGGAAATCATACTGCAACAATTAGGAGTGCAGGTGGTTATTTATGGAAATTTATATAATTATGGCAAAATCAGAAATTTTAGTCCCATTCATATTAAGTTGGGAAACAGATAAGTATACTAACAATAAATATGATCGTGGAAAAGCAACAAAATACGGCATCACCCTTGCTACCTGGAGAAGAGTCGGGTATGACAAGAATGGTGATGGTGTTCTTAACGAGGAAGATGTAAAACGCCTTACTGAGGAAGACTTTCATCGAGTTTTTAAGCAGAACTTTTGGAATGCCTGCAAAGCGGACCAAATCCAAGATCAGAGCGTAGCCAATATGCTGGTAGACTTCGCTTACAACAGCGGAGTAAGCAGAGCTGTAAAACATCTGCAACTTGTATTAGGTATCACAGCAGATGGTATTATCGGTAATAAGACGCTGTATGCCATTAATAAATCCAATGGAGAAAGACTATTCGAATCCTTCAAGAAAGATAGAAAAGCTTATCTAAAGAGAATAGCAGTCGGTGATCAGAAAGGTTTTCTTAAAGGATGGCTTCGCAGACTTAGCTACATTACGTATGATAATCTAAAATTGAATAAATGATGAAATGGTATGATATAAGATTTTGGAAATGGGCAACCATTACCCTAGTGGTAGGTCTTGCGCTTGTTTCTGTCTTAGGGTGCAGTACTCCTAGAGCAGTAACTACACAAACCTTCATCACAGACAAGCAGAGTGAAAAGAAATTCGATTCCCTCTTCACTACCCGATTGTCTTATGCCTTCGAGCAATGGCAACATATCCAAAAGCGAGAAACAGAAAAGGCTATAAAAGATAGCAGCTATGTAAAAGATAGCACAGCAACCCGATATGATGCGCAAGGGAATAAGATTGGTGAAGATCGTTTTCATTACGAGAGTCACTATTTATTTGAAAAGGAACGAAGAATGCTACTCGATACCATCAGTACATATAAAGCATACAAAGATAGCTTTATATATTACAGAGAAAGATGTGACTCATTATCAAAGATTGGTACTTCTCAGTTCTATAAGATTAACGCTCCTTCTATAAAAGAGAAATCTCTGTCAAGTATGCAGAAGATATTCTTAAAAACGGGGCAGATGTTTTGGTTCTGCTTTATACTCATAGTTATGTACTTATTATATATATCAAGGAAGAAAAAGAAATGTTCTTAGAAAAGTTGTTTAATTAAGGTTTTAAGATTTATTTTTGGATAACTAGGGCGACTACTCGTGATGAGCGGTCGCCCTTTTTTTGTTTGCAAAGTAAATTCTTCCGTTCTAAGAGGATAAAAAATGAGTCTACCTACTATCACCATAAACAACTGATTTATAGCCACTAACGAAAACTATGATAGCCTTATAGCTTATTTCAAAACAATTTTCTAACTTTGCACACGTAACGTTACAAATAGTGTTAGTTAAATATTAAGGTTAAATTAAAAATTCGGGATATGGAAAGTAAAACTTACGTGTTCAATCCAGAGAGCGGCACAAGCGGCACAGGCTCTAATGGAATCTTGGCTATGCTTCCTGCACTCATGCAGAGACAGGGTGTTGACCCAGGTCTTATTGCACTCTTGAACAACCGTGGAAACGGAAATGGTTGGGGTGAAGACATCTTTGCAATCCTCCTCTTGTTCATCCTTATGGGCAATAATGGTATGGGGTTCTTCGGAGGTAATCGCTGCATGGGTTCTAACGGACAGGGCGGTGTTGTGCCAATGCTTAACAATGATGCCAATACAGCCGTTATCATGCAGGCTGTTCAGCGCAATGGTTTCGACGTTCAGAGCTTGGCTACAGCCCTCAACACATCAAGTGACGCAGTCATGGCTGCAATCAATGGCTTAGGTCATCAGATTTGCAACCTCGGCAATCAGATGGGCATGAATGCTAATCAGATTTTGACTGCTATCATGCAGGGTAACAATGCCATCGCTACTCAGTTGGCAGAATGCTGCTGCAAGACCAACAATGCCATAACTGCAATGGACGGCAACATCAAGTTGTCTATCTGTCAGCAGACACACGCCATCAATGATACGGCAAATGCCAACGCTTTGATGCTCCGTGACAAGGCAGATGCTAACAATCAGTCTGTCTTGGCTAAGTTGGATCAGATGCAGACACAGGCAATGCAGGATAAGCTCGATGCTTTGAGAGAGAAGAACAGTGCCCTGCTTGCTCAGATTTCCAACGAGCATCAGACACAGGCTTTGCAGGCTTATCAGGCACAGGTCATCACACCAGTAAATGCAGCTTTGGCTGCACTGCAGGCGGAGGTGGCTGGTATCAAGTGCAAGTTGCCTAATACCATCAGTGTTCAGTACCCTCAGTACGGAGTATTCAACAAGGACGTTTATACTGCTGCCGCCATGGGAGCTTATGCAGGTGATGTAGCGGCTTCTCGTTCAACTGTAGGATGCGGTTGTTAGGAAAGGAGGTAACTATGTTCCCTTTATATCCATTCAATCCATTTATTCCAATCGGTCAGAGAAACCAAATCAAACGTATTGATGTAGGAGGTATCTATGAACTGAAGACAAATGCTCAACAGGTCACAGATGCTAGTGTTGATTATGGTATCAATCCTTGCTACTACAATGCTTTGCCTTGCGAGTGCATTGTACTCTTGAAGATACATCAAGGAGTTGCCGCAGCAAGTGCAGCACTTCCTGTCACAATCGTAACTCCAAATAGTGGCTCTACCACTGTTAACGGAACTGCCAACACTAGCGGAACAGCTTCCGGTACAACAAAGGTGCCAGTTGTTGATCATGCGGGAAATGCAGTGACGGGAGCTAGCGTTTCTGAAACTACGGAGGCTTTGGCATACATCAATAAGAAGAGCGGTATTATCCGACTGCTTGGGTTTCAGCAGCCTACAGGCGGCTAACAGAGTATTAACTATGGGACAGACTGAAAAGTCTGCCCCTTTAAAAGAGAAAGAAAATGTTTCAAGGACTAAGACAGTCTTCTCTCTTCTACATCTTAGACAAGGGAGGAGAAAAGCCGACTCTAAGAATCGGTCAAGTAATATCGGTCAGCAATCCTCAGCAGAAATATCCTAGCTACGTGCCAGGACAGACTCCGACATTGGAGACGACCGTTGATGTTAAGGTACAAGTAGAAGACCAGCAGGTCAATTTCGAAAAGCTGCCATCTACGGCACAGATAGTGAACTTCGGCAATGAAGGTGTTGTTGTCAGTGACAGCAGAGAAGCTATGTGCGCAGAGATTGATGCTATGTTGCGACATTCAAAGGGAGTCGTGGAAAGTGTAGATTACCACAATGGAGTTATAAGCTCCTGCGAGGAAATGCTCACTAGAATCAACCCACAGATTGCTAAGGAAAAGCAGCAGGAAAAAGACATCAATAACCTCAAATCAGAGGTCAGCGGCATGAAGGGAACGCTATCCAATATTGAATCCATGCTGTCTAAGGCTTTGAGCGGTAACAATTTTAAAAAGTAATTGCTATGGGATATATGGTAGAAATTACGGAAAACAAGTTCGATGAGCTTGTTGACAACTGCGAGGAAATGGTTCGAGCAGGTGGCAAGGTTATGAAGTGCTTGGATAGTCTGAAGCGTGAGCGTATGGGTAATCGTATGCCAATGCCAGACTATCGTGACAAGTGGGACGATGAAGATTGGCGTGACGAAGACCGCTATGGAGAGCGACGCTACTATGGTCGCCGTGGCGGTGGACGTTACTAATGTTTAATTCGGTGGTGGGGATTTTTCCCTGCCACCCTTAAAAGAAAGAGCTATGGGAAAATGTAGAATGCCTTTGGATGCTTACGATATGAAGCCAGAAGGAATGATAGCATATCTGAGATATAATGGCTGGCACTTCAACAAGAAGGCTTGCGAATGGGCAGTCAGTCAGATGAGAAAATACAACCCAGTCACCAAAAAGGATGAGGAGGTTGACTATATGGATAAGGATAAGGTTGAATCCATCCTTACCAAGCAGGGAGTGACACTTGAAAATAATGTAGGCTATGATCATGTCTATGTGGTAAACATGGTTAAGGCTGATTTCTATAAGTCTTCCATCGAGGACGAAGCTCACATGGCTTTGTTCGTGAAAGATATGGTTGATGATACCGATCAGAAGGATGGCTTCATCTTTAATAGATTTTATGCCGATTGCAACCATAATGGCATCGGCATTCCATGGGATGATATTTTATGATAAGTCAAGAGATATATCTAGAAAAGTACGATTGGAAAGTTCTTGTGTTTTACGGTTTGGAATCATCAGATACCGATGAGGTATGCAACTCCCTTGTGCAGATAGGCTGCACAGAAAAGGCAGTCGAAAGCGCAAGGGAGCATTGCTTACGAGGAATACCGAACACAGGTCTTACCTACTCCAATCTTGCAGGTAGGAAGAGCGTGGTTGCTATTAGCAGGACCACATCAGAATATGAGTTCGTGAATACTGCCACACACGAAATGTTTCATGTTGTCACTCATATCTGCGAATCACTAGGTATTGACTTGAAAGACGAAGAGCCTTGCTATATGATGGGATGGCTCTGCCAGGCAGTTAGTAGGATATTCATTTAAAATTTAGAAATATGACGGACATTAAATTAATGGTGGATGCTGCAAGGCAGCTAAACCAAACTTGGAACGAATGCAGCAAGAATGCTGAAGAAGAAAGTACACCCGAGGTGTATAACGCTATGTGTGAGGTTGATGAAGCTGTTATCAACCTCGTTGAAAAAATCAGCCTTTGTTTAAAGGAAAAGGCAATTGTTGATATGTATGGAGTCTCAGAATTATCAAAAACGCATAAGTCAATTATAGAGAGAAACAAGGTTTAAAACCATGTAAAACAAATTTACTAAACTTCAATAGTGTTCTATAAACAACTGACAGCCAATTAGTTGCCGTTTTAGTTATAGTTAACACCATTGAAGTTTAGTTAAGTTAACCAAAAGTTAAATCTTTATTTTAAGCCTATCTAAGACCACACATTTTCTTATTTATATATCTACATCAACCACAAAAAACAGCGCAATAAGCTAGAAATCAACTATTTATATCATTTCTAGATTATTTTGTAATATCATTTTACTGAAAAATATAGTCTATAACCTTCCTATTTGCATCATCAATTTTTTGCTGATTGAAATTGATGTAAACCTGTGTCACTTTTGCACCTGTAGAGAAAGAATGTCCTAGGGCATGGCTTATCACATCAACGGGTATATCGAGTTCGCTAGCTATTGTTGCCCAAGTATGACGAGCCCAGTAAGATGTTAGATTTTCAAAACCTTCAATGCTTTGCAATATTTTTCCCCATGATGCAGTAAACGTATGGACGCTTGCGTATTGATCGAGAATACAGAGTAGATACTTTCTCCCTCTATATTTGTCTATGATGGCTAATGCTTCGGGCTCAACCTTGATGCTATATAGCTTCTGTGTCTTTTGTCGTTTATAGTGTATATAGCCATCTTGCCCTATCTCAGTGAGGTTGCAAAGGTCAGCTACATTAATGCCTATAAGAAACAAAGATAGTTTGAACATATCGACAGCCATGGTTTGCTTCTCGCTCCCATGGAAAGAAAATAATCGGTGCAATTCGTCAATAGTCAGAGAACGCTTAATTGTAGGCTCAGACTTAATCTTGAATACACGAAAAGGATAAGACATCGTTATCTCATTCGCCATGGCATCACGGAATACAGCTCTGATATTGCGAAAATGAATACTCCTTCCATTTACAGACGGAGAAGATTGAAGAAGAAACGCATCGAAACCACTAAGCCAATCCTTAGTAATATCCTCGAAGGTTTTCGTCTTAATCTTAGCATCATACTCAGCCATACGTTTTGCAGTTACAAGATAAATCTCCTTCGTCCTCTTAGCTGTGCGCGATTCTGCATAAGACAGGAAACGGCTGTAAAAGCCATTTGCGGTTACTGCGGTTGGCTCCATGATTTCTACAACCTTGTTTTTAATTTGTGTAGCTGTCAATTTGGTTAACTCACCTTTCTTCAATAATTCGAGAACGATATTTGATACTGTACTTTTTTGGGTATCAATATAGCTCTGCAGGTTTGCTTTGTCTGGTCTATTCTTGATACGTTCCTTACTAGTGTCCCATTGAGTTGGTAATATCTTCACACCAAGATTGATGTACGCAGAAGAGCCCTGTTTGTTAATACCAATTTTAAGATGGGCTTCATCACCTCTCTTAGAACTACGCTTATCTAAGTATATGTGAATTGTTACTGCCATATCTCTTCTTTTTAATGTTGCGGTTTATTTGCGGTTTTTGCGGTTAATCTGCGGTTGATTTTACCCAACTTTACCCAAAAGTATGAAAATGTATCAAAAAACACTTTTGGCAAATCCCCTTAAAATAAAGGAGTTTAGCGGAAAGAGGGGGATTCGAACCCCCGATTCCCTTTAGGGGAATACACGCTTTCCAGGCGTGCCTCTTCAGCCACTCGAGCACCTTTCCAT